GCTACTGGAACTAAAGGAGTGATCTCTGCCGTTATATACAATGTCGATTCCTCTAAGTTCGCACTCACTTTTACCGGTGAAATCTTTGTCAGCGTATTCGACACCGAGAATTCTAACATCCACCGGGAGTATAAGTAAGAGGTCAACGAGGTCTTGCTCGGTGCTGTACACAACAACTTCATCAACATAGCGGCAAGCCGCAAGCTGTATCTGTCTCTCCACAATAGATTGTACAGGTTTGTTTTTAGTCTCTGGACGATCAATTGTCGGGTCAGTTTGCAACCCACAAATGAGGTAGTCGCAGTGATTCTTTGCTTCACTGAGCATAGCAATGTGTCCCGCATGTAAGAGGTCAAATGTGCTAAACGTGATACCGATTCTTTTGCCTTCTTGATTAAGTTTTTTAACATGATTAAAGATCATCTGGTAATATTTCCTCTACTATTGTTTCATCTTCAAAGTAATGAACATCATACTTTTTACCTGCATGTTCATATTCTTCAGTGAAGGAACGTTGGTTATTACTAACATTAGTAGGTTCTACTAACCTGAACACAGTAAGCATGTGTTCACGCTCAGTACCTTCTAATATTCTGCGAGTAGGGCCCATTACTTTGCGAATGAATGCCCTAGCTTCTTCAGGTGTCATGTTTAGTACATTTACAGTCACAGTTACGTCCCTGATTACAGTCGCCCGTGCAATCGCTCTTGGGCAATCTACGAACGATTGACACTGCAACTGCGACAACGATTAGAATGATTAATAGATTCACTTGCCCATCCTAGCAATAGACAAGAATTCGTTACGTGCTGACGCATCAGTTTTGAATCCGCCACCAAGACGAACAGTAACAGTACTTGAACCTGTATCTTCTACGCCGCGACTCTTAACGCAATAGTGTTGTGCGTCAATCATAACTGCAACATCCTCAGTTTCAAGAATGTACTGTAGGGTGTGGAAGATTTGCTCAGTAAGTCTCTCTTGAATTTGAGGACGCTTAGAGAAGTATTCCACAATGCGGTTGATCTTACTGAGTCCAAGTACTTTTTGCTTAGGGACATACGCAACAGTAGCAAGCCCGTCAATAACAACAAAGTGATGTTCGCAGTTACTCTGGACATTAACATTACGTTCAACTACCATTTCATTATAGTGCATCTTATTGTCAACTGTAGTGCATTTTGGGAACGCTTCATAATCTAAACCCCAGAAAATTTCATTGACATACATCTTGGCAACACGCTTAGGTGTTTCCATTAAACTATCATCATCTAAGTCTAGACCCAAGACTTGCATGATATGACTGAAACTTTTTTCAATCTCTGCAATCTTATCTTTGCGATCCAATGATGTTTGAAATGTAGGGGTTTCAACGCCCATCTTAACTAGATGTTCGTGAACTTTTTGACCCAATTCGGGGTCGGTTTTTGTTTTGTTATAAGACATATTAGAATCCTTCCTTACGCGGATATGAGTTTTGAATTGTTGTCACCGTTGTGTGACATACTTATTTAGTCTTTTTCTTAGCAACTGTCTTTTTTGCTGGAGCTTTTTTGGGCTTCTCTACGCTAGCAATAGCTTCACGAACTTCTTTCAATAGTTGTTCGTCATCCCACTCTAGTGTCGTTTTACCGTTCTCGTCGGTAATCACTGTTAAATGAGTCCCCTTAACAACAGAGGGACCCGCAACTGATTTCTTCTTGCGGGTTGCCATAATTAAGCCTTAGCCTTTGCTTTTTCTTCTGCTCGGGCAGCTTTTTCTGCTGTAATTTCATTGCGGCGAACTTTAACTGCTTTTGCTAGTTCTGCAAGTGCTTTGCGGGCACGTGTACCTGCGGCTGCATTACCTTTGTTGAACTTGTCGTTTTCAGCTTCGTATGCTGCCAATTGTGTTTTGATATCGTCATGTGCGCTCATATTTTTCTCCTTAGTATTTTGCTTCACGTGTGTGCTTGCGATAGTCGGTTGACATACGCAAATATTGTTCACCCTTACCTTCAAGGATGTCACAAATTCTATCTATAGTACCATCATTGTACTGTGCAATCTGTCCCATCTTATAATGCGGATCTCTCAATAGAGGATGTAGTTTGTTAATCGCATCATCCAATGACCACGGGATATACATTCGGTCATGATCGTTTGCGAAAGTTTCAGGGAAACTACGATACGCTGGATATAACACATTACATCCAAGAGCATCCGCTTCACTTACTGTATTTGAAACCCAATCTTGTAAAGCACAGTTAAAAACAACACGGCTGTTATTAACAATGTTGTAATAATCGTTCTTATTCAAGTCTTGGTATAACGTCAGCATTTTTCGTTCTACTAAATCCCGTGTTCTTTCCATATAACTATCGTTGTTAGATTTCAACTTGCTACCTGAACAGACACAGAATTCAACGTTATTGCCGTAACGCTCATGCCATTCTTCAATCAAATCCATATAGAAGTCAGGTTGCTTCTCTTGATCCCAACGTGCTGAAAATACTACACGCATAGCACGTTCATCAAATGGTTTAATCTGATGATTAACTCTATCACGAACTTCATTCATACCAAATGCTAGACCACTGATATTGTAGATTGGTGCGTCCCAACCTGCAATCTTCATGTTCATGACCATTTCTTCATTAGTCGCAAGGATCGCACCCCCACTGTCACGTACTGCCTCACACACCATTTTCTCGTAGAGGCCCATCCACCGAGACATTCCCCAGACATGGACAAAATCGTCAGGATCGATAGACTGCGCGAGGCACCTAACAAAAATCTTTGGGCGATGTGCTTTATCAACTTGATTAAGAATATAAGGCAAACTCTCAAAGCCCGGCTGGAACATGTCTTCAAAGTAGATAACATCTTCATTGTTTATTTTACCTTGCTTCATCCACATTACAAGATTCATCATCTGGCTCATAGCAAAGTAGCTACGTCCATGTGCATCAAGTACTTGACCTGTTACAATAGCCTCCTCGTTGTCTAGTGTTTCACCGGGAACTATTACGTATTGTAGCTTTCGCTTTTCAAATACACGTGTGTTCCACTGCTGTAGTTGCAATGTGTAACGTGCTTTGTAGGGTTCAAGACCCATGTAAATCAGTCTACGCATTATTCTTTCTCTCTATATCTTCTTCTACACACTCTTCACCATATTGAATTTCTACAATACGGCACGGTTCCTTATAAGGATTACTCAGTTGATGCCAATCACCTGCTGGAATTTGTACTTGACTATGTGTTGCTAGTTCCATGATGGGTAATGCATATCCACTGGGCATTCTCATATCTAACATGCACTTACCTTCAGTGACATGCCAAAATTCATGTCTCTTAAAGTGTCGTTGCATACTTAGACTTTTACCAGGCTCAACAGTTAATTCTTTTACTTTGCAGCCGGGTACATCATGTAGTATACGATAATATCCCCAATCACGCAAAGTTTTTGGTTGTTTCCATTCACGCAGTATCCAACTACTTGAATTCATTTTGTTTTCGCCACCAACGCCGAAAACAAACTCTACATCTTCAAATACCATTTCAGGTATATTGTCTTTTGTTCTATCTCCGCCATTAGCAAAGATGATATCATCGTTCGGAAAGCGGTCTTTTACTTTTTGTATTGCATTTATTGCGCTGTTATCAGAGTCATCAAAATGAATGACCCAATCTACCATATTCAAATTGCGTACAACTGATAGTCTTTCTGAGAAAGGCATAAAAGGTTGACCCTTTTTACGGGTCAACCAATCGTCACTGTTCAACCCGATTATTAGCATATCACCGAGTTGTCGTGCAGCCTTGAAGTATTCAATATGACCGCTGTGTAGTGGATCAAATCCACCAGTGACTAACACTATTTTCATCGGATAATTGCTTCCTGCCACATGTCTTTTGCAGGCTTACCTGCTTGATTCTTTTGGAACTGACGATACGCAAAACTACGCATGTCGTACATTGTGGATTCATCAAACTTATACCCAAAGTCTTGACAGAATGCTAGATATTTTTCTAGGTCTTCAAAAATCTGACGGACACGGGCGTTAGGTTGAAAAGTTGGTTTTGCCATTTTATTAATTCCTTAAATAGCGAGTTGTTGATAAGGTTTGGTTGTATTGTAATAAATCGTAGCACCGTTCTCATTATCTTCTGAGACAGTGATTTCAATATTACGGTCGGGATAGCGAGTAGCGATAACTTCATAGAGGTCATCACTAATCATTTCACAAGACTTGTAATTCAGTTCAAGTGTTCCGCCTTTGTAGAGGTTCTCTAGCCAGCGTTTAAATTGAATGAATTCAATATCCCTGTCGTTGTGAAATACTTCAATCGCCACGTTAAAGTGAAAGATGTGACGATGTGGAGTTCCTAGAAAGCTAACATCATATTCATCACCTGTTTTAAGGTTAAAGTCTGATGCCGCTGCCGGGTACTTATGAATACCCTCTTTTTGAAAAGTAACAAAAATCATACGCTTGGCGTGATGCTTGATACTATTGCGTTTTTCTAACATTGCTTGTTCTCGTTGTTCGTTCATCGGTCGTCATCCAAATCTACAGTTTCGTTATCGTAATCCCATTGCGCTCTACGCAGGGTTCTTAGTTCATTCAGATATTTTGCTTTTGCTTCTTGCAAAGATTTTATTTTATCATAATCTTTGCTACCTGCCTTCTCTAATTGGAACAATTGATTCTCAACTAGGCGGTGTGATTCTTCTAATGTAGTAATACGATTTCTATAAGGCATTTTATTCTCCTAATACTTCGTTCATTGCATCATCACTATCTTCAATTACTTCGTCAACTTCTGGTTCGTTGTTTACTTCAAATAATTGTTCAAACATAGTCATAGCATTTTCAGTTTTCTTACCACTAATACCTTGACTACCAGATTGAAACTGCTTCCAATAGCTATTGTGATAGTTAATCACATCCAACGCTTCTTGTTTAGTTTTCTTACTAAAGATTTCATCAACTACATTCTTAAAGAATGTATTCCCTTCAAGATTGTGAATCAACATCTTAGGAACAACACCTTGTTCATATTGACGATTAGCCTCTTGTACAGCATTCATATGCATCCATACATTATGACTTTGAATCAACGTGTAACTCAATGTATCCCAGCTTGTTTTTGTTTCTTTACCATGTGCGCCCAAGAAGCCTTGACCTCTATAGCATACGTCCTTAACTAGTAGTTTATCAGTAACCGGACTATCTGTAAACATCTTATGGACTCCGTCAGCTAGGATAGCGTCCCTAAACTTTCGCTGGTCACCACCACTTGCACCCGTTTGTGCGACACCGTATTTCTTGTCGTCCATAGTCTTTTCCATACTGTATGCCCACTTCTTACCGTGTTCAATACTAGTATTGAAATAACCCAAACCTTTAGCTGCACTGTAGAAAGGACTTGCACAGTCAAAAGTAATTTGCAACTTTGGATTGTGATACTTGCGGATAGCCTTTTGAATTTCAGTAAACAACACTGCATATTCTAAGATACTAGTACCTAGACAGTGAATCAAGTCATGCTTACCTTCTTGCAGTAGACCATCATGGATGATATCTACCATTCTAGTTAGCATCAAGTGAGGATCAATCTTATTCTGACCACCGAATGCCCATCCGTTAAAGTGATTATCGGGATAGATATTTGGGTCACAATATTTCTTCATTTCGCTATACCATTCGTCACTTTGAGTATGGTTGCGACCTTGAAGTACGTTTAGGAACTTGCACTTACCCGAACGATTATTAATAAAATATTCGTTGTTGATATGGGTAGCACTGATAGCTTCTTCAATGGTACTGATACCATGAGCACTTTTACCTGTCTTGGGATCCTTGATATGGAAGGTTGTTAAGGACTGTGAAGGAATATCCAAACACATACCGTAATCCATATATGTATCCATCCACGTGAGAACTTCTTTGCGTTTCTTCATTGCACGTGGGCAGTTAGGATCTTTCCAATCAGCAGGCCATTGACATTTAAGAATCTGAAAGCCCCCGCTATCACCCAACATGAATGTACCTTCTTCACGTTCGCGGATAATAGATTCGCTAGAATCGTCTTTAGTTGGATCTAAGTTAGCATGACCAGCACTATACAAGCCCCACTTATAATAGTAGAGTCCTTCTTTGCTGTTTAAGAAGTTTAATTTTTCAACATCACCGTTAAATCCAGCGGGGATACGTGACTGGTCAAAATAGTTTTCACCTTTACGTTGTTTACCTAGACCGCTAATATAAAAGCTAGACACTGCTGGTAAGAACAGTGCCCATTCAGGATCTTGTTTTGCTGATAGATTATCTTGTTGCAATTTTTTCTTCTTCTTTAATCAGTATCTTGACCATAGCAATTTTACGCTGATAATCAAGCACAGTGTTATTCATTTGGTCAACTAAGTCTTTGATAGTAGGGTTAGATTCAGCCAATCGTTGAAGTTCGTATTCTTCTTGCATCTTGTTTTCTGCCCACTTGAGAATACTGATAGCGTTAGGTGATAGATTGACAGTGGCTTGACCGCCGCCAATAGTCATCCAACTATTACCATCATAGACTTTCATCTGTTGACTACCAGGGTCATAACTTAGAGCACCTATCATAGGCTGACCACTAGTCTTATTGATATAAGGCTGAGCACCTTTGTTACTAATAACATTTAGGTACTCGCCACCAATTACATAGTCAATCATTTTGCTTGAGCAGGCAATAGATAACGATATGTAGCTAGACCGCTATCAACTGTAATTTCAACTGCACCTGCATCACTGATACGCACAGTCTTGTCACCGGGAAGATCCATGATAGCTTGAAATACTTTAACGGGCCACTTGTGAGGCTTTGCTAATGTACCAGTAACACCTGAGTGAAACACAAAGTTGCCGCTGTGAGTTGATGGGTCACCGAAGTAGACTTTTAGATCACCGTTCTCAGTCTTAGTAGCAAAGTTTTGTTCTTCGCTGTTAGCTTGAGCCTGCTTCTTTAGTCGCTGAATACCTGCAACAGTAGGACTAAACTCAACGTTCCATGTTGCACCTTTGAACGTAACAGACTTGACTTTTTCGTCAACAATAGACTTTGCCATTAGACGATAATCGTTAATGAAGTCGCCACCTTTAGTTTCAAAGTGAATTGCGCTAGGAACGTTAACACCATCACGCTGACTTTGTGTAACGTTGATTTTGCTATCATTGTCATATTCATCAAATCCTAGAATAGTTTTCAGCTTGCTCAAGTTGGGCATACCGAACGTGCCGATGAAGTCTGCGATAGGCGCTTTTGTTGTACCGCTAACAACGACACTCTTATCTTCTGCGATTGCATTAATCTGAGTTTCTTTGTCGGTGCCAGTGATTTTAATCAAGTCAATAACACCTAGACCATGTGTATATTGAATCAAGTCTTGCAAATTATCTTTCATGTTTTTCCTTTGTATAGTAACTATTTAGGTAGTTGTTCTTCGTATTATAGTGGGATACATTACGAAAGTCAACTACCTGTTTAACCGAACGTAAACAAATCATCAAATGTTGAGTTAGTATCTGTATTAGCACGAATATCCCAATCTAACACACCCAATAAGTTGTCAATCTTTTCGTCTACTAGAGTCTTTTCCATTTCTTTATCATCAAATGGCAACTCAGTAAACCACTGCGGTAGTCTAAGTTCGTCTGTTGGGTAAGCAACACTAGTAAATCCCAATGGATTAGGTTTTAGCTTACAAACAATGACCTTCATACCGTCAACTATTTTCATAGAATAATTGTCTCCATTTACTCTGCGTAGATAGTTATAGTTTAATGCCGCACGAACGTGACCGGGCATGTTTGCCTTGCCTGTTGCACTCTTAGCTTCTAACTCACCGTAGTATGTTAGTTTGTTAACACCCTTAGGCGATCCTTTAGTCCAAGAATCTTGTGCAGCCAATACACGTTTGAACTCTTTGACTTTTTCAATAATATCATCACGTTGTTTACCGTGTTGAATAACCATTGATAATACTTCCATCAAGAATTCTTGAACATACTTTGGCGTGTCTGCTCGTTTCAAGTCAAGACCCATAGCTTTAATGTCACCGGGCTTGTCTTTATCTTTACGCTTACCTTCTTTATCAAAGATATTGATAGCATAGCGTTTCTTAGTAATAAAGATACTGCGATCACCAATCAGTTCACGACCAGCTTTAATGATTTCACCGTTCTTGCGCGGCGCATGAAATGCCTTTTCCATGAATGCAGGAAAGCTGGCATTAGCTTGATCGGCAATACTATCATACAGACCAATGCACAAGTCTTTGTCCCAAGATAGTTCGCCTTTAGCTACTTGATCTTTAAGAATAGGCCATGCACTGAAATAACATGAGTCAGTGTCACCGTAAACAATAGCTTCACCTTCATGTGAGTACGAACCCGCAACACACTCATTGATCTGGCTCATCATATGTTTAACAATCTGACGACCACTCAATGTAACTGATTGACCGATACGCTTATCGTAGAAACGACAGTGTTCATTCAACAGTGCGCCATATGCAGAGTTAAGCAAAATTTTACGAACCAATTGTCGCTTATCCCAATACTCTTTATCACTATCGGTCGTTGCTTCTTTTAGTTTCTTCTGCATAGTCTTACGATCACTGTACCAGCGAGTCAATAGACCGGGAATAACACCTTCTTTTTCGTATGTAAAGATTGTGCCGTTCGCACTAAGCATCCATGGGCGATGACTATCAAAAATCATCTTCCAGATTTCTGCCGCACTCATTTGTTCCGAACGACCATCTTCAAAGTCAACTGTTAAGATAGTGCCACGTTCCTGACTCATAATTGCAGTGTACTCTAATGCACCGAACAAACCTTCCCATAGAATAGCACCAGTAACTTCATCGTCCCCATCCTTGTAACGTTTCTTTTCCATTGCAAGTTTGAGGCCCTTTTCTTTCATATACTGGTCAGTTAGTGTTTGTCTGACTTGGGCAACGATTGTTTCTGGGGCCATGTTAAGGGCACGAATAACCGAGGGATAGAGCGAGTTAATGTCAACTGCCCCGACCCATTCATGCATTCCTCGTTTCGGCGTAGCAACGAAGGCACCTGCTGCCTGTTGTGTTTCATCTGCATCTTCAACCTTTCGTTTTTTATCTGGAACAACTAATCCGCGCTCATGCGCTTCATTCATAATAGCCATTTCAATCATAGCCACTGAACCCATAACTGTTGGTAACAGTACAGTGTTTTCATGTGCTAGTTGATTTGCCAACTCTAAAAACTTAAGCTTGTTGTGGATCTTAACCAACAACATCGTATCTTGTCTGTTGTATTCAATGAATCGTTTAAAATCTTTGTTATACAACTGGTCAAGTGTACCCTCATATTGTGTCTTGTTCTCACCGACTTCCATCTCACCGATAAAGTCTAGTTTGTATGAGTGTCGTGATTCGTAGTTATACTTTTTATACAACTGCAAATAGTCCATGTGAATACGACCTACTAGGTCATATGTCATCTCAACTTTACCGAATCTTTCATACTCACGTGGCTTGGGCAATTGACCCATCAAGCAAAACTTGCGTGTGTCATCCTTGCTCATTACACGTGTAACTCTGTTGACCATATATGGAATATCATAGCCTTCTGAGTTCCAACCAGTGAGTACGTCTGCATCTTCAATCAACTGAAAGAACACATCAAACATGTCTTTCTCGTTATCAAACAACATGGTGTTTTCAAATTCACTGACAATTTCATTTGCAGTTTCTTTGCTCATGTGCTTGGGAGCAATGACAAGTGTAACACATTGGTCTAGCCAATCCAAGTAACAACTGATAGCAGTTACGGGATTGAATGGGTCAGACGTAGGACTAAATCCCTTTTCAGGATCAAAGTCTACTTCAATGTCAAAGAAGCATGTATGTAGCTTAGGTGCGTCTACACCTAAATAGTTTTCACTCAGACACCTGAATACAACGTTGATATCACTCTCAAACAATTTCTTGCCCGCGTGTATCCTGCGTTCTTTCTCAAACTCAGTACGCTTACGTGTACTGAATCTAGTTACAGGTTCGTTGTAGATACTACGATGCTTGCCTTTAACATCGGAGTAGTAAAATACGTAGTTAGTGGGAAACTCTTTATATTGGCGTTTCCCACTAGTATCTCTTTCAACTACGTATATACGATCCTCATCTCTACTGTGAATCGCATCTACATAACTCATAGGGTTTTACCAACTGTCTCCAAGATAGTGTTGAGTTCATCGTGGTCTTTGTTAGTCTGACCGAGACTTGCTTTGTGTGCAATCTTAATTGCTTTCTTCAACGTAGAAGCTTTGATTTCCAATTCTTCTGCTACTGCCTTGATAGTGTCGTTAAGACCACCGTTCAAAGTATCAATCTCATGCAATACGGTCATGCCTTCGTTGACCAATTGTGTTAGTTTGATTTTAGCTTCATTGTTGAAAGTGCGATTATAATCTGACATAGGTTCTCCTTAAATATTTAATTAGTATAACATCATACGCAGAGAAGTCAACTATTTTAGGTAACACAAAATGCACACTAAATATTTGCATGAATGTAATCTTTTGGAATGGCGGAGTAGATTGGGGTGTCTCTAGGACTATCGGACCTTATAAGGTAGCATATTGGTTGCGTAAGCATAATTACACTGCCCAAGTTATTGACTTCATTGACTTTTTACCCGGCGATGTTGTAGAAAGAATGACACGAAAATTCTTATCTAATGACACCCAAGTCCTAGCAATATCAACTACTTTTCTTGCACTAACCGTTCACACCCATTCAGATGGCAAAAAATATTGGATATCCGAATCTAACTTGAATATTCTAAAAAGAATTAAACAAGACTATCCCAATATAAAAATAGTTCTAGGTGGATACAAGTCTGAAAAGCTTGCAGGATTAGGTGTAGTAGATGCTACTGTCATGTCGTATACTACAGCATCTGAAGAAATATTCCTAGAATACATGGATCACATTACCAAAGGTACTGAGCCTCCCGAATCAGTTGAATGTTATTGGGACCCAAATAAACGCCCAGTATACAATAAAGCTAGAAATCCTGTATACAACATTGAAGTTGATGACTTCAAGTGGTCAAAGCATGATGGTATATTACCCGGAGAACCACTACCTCTTGATATCAGTAGGGGTTGTATCTTTGCTTGCAGATTCTGTCAGTACCCTCACTTGGGCAAGAAGAAGTTAGATTACATACGAGGTATGGAATTTCTAAAAGAAGAAATACTATACAACTATGAAAACTTTGGTACCACTTCATATTACATCATAGATGACACCTTCAATGATACTGAAACAAAAATGAAGGCTTTCTATGAGATGACCCAAACGCTTCCTTTCAAGATAAACTATTCTAGTTATATACGTGCTGATTTGGTTCATCGCTTTCCAGATACTGCCTATTATCTCAAGGAGTCAGGGTTATACGGAGCGTTCTTTGGTTTAGAATCATTGCACCCCGAAGCTAGCAAAACAGTCGGCAAGGCATGGAGTGGTAAACATGCAAAAGAATTTATTCCTGAGCTATATCATAATATCTGGGGACATAAAGTACCGATACACACAAACTTTATTGTGGGTATCACTGGTGAGCCAATAGAATCTATAGATAGTACTGCTGATTGGTTCATACAAAATGACTTACACAGTATAACTTTTGAAAGATTAGGGTTGAATGGTCCTGATGATGGCCCTGTGTGGTCTATCAAGTCCGAGTTTGATAAGAATGCTAGCAAATATGGTTTTACTATGTTGCCAGCACAATCTAACTCAGTGTTTGCTAACTGGAAGAATGATCTTTGGACTAGGGATAGTGCAGGGTACCATGCTGATCGGCTGAACAAAAAGCTAGCAGATCATCGCAAAGTAGTTACATGGTCTATACCTAACTTGTTATGGTACGGGACAACAAAGTACGATATTGAAAACAAACGTAGAAATGAATATCCGGTAGAATTCTTCAAAAAATCTAACCAGGATAAAATAATCAAGTATGTAAAACTAGTGTTGTCAATGTAACTTACTTCTTGCCTTCAATAATCTTTTTTACTAATGTATGTAAACCTGGGTTAACGTGTAGTGCTTGTGGCATTAGTACGTTGCGTACATAGTTTCGCATGTATTTTGTATCTTGGTTTGATTGATCCTCAATCCATGGTACATCATGTCGCAAGCACCAAGATTTAAATTCGTCTTTACGTGTAGTTAAGAATGGACGCAATACATTATTGCGAATCATTGGAATCACTTTGGGTTTGCCGTGTAGACTTGACCAAATGAATGTTTCTACACAATCATCTAAGTGATGGCAAGTAATAACGGGACCCAAATCTTTAAAGAAGTCATAACGCTCTCTGCGCCAATATTCTTCTTGTGATTCTTCTTTTAATTTTTCACTGCGACAAGTTCCATACATCATAGGGATATGATTCTCTGTGCAGTAGTTGGCAACGAACTTGAATGCATCGTGGCCATGGTCAGTTCCATGATTGAAGTATGCAATAGTTACATCGTGCTTTCGTTTGAGAAAGTCAACGACTGCCATGCTGTCCACACCACCGCTACATGCAATGGTGAGTTTTTTGGGTAATGGTACTAGTAATTTAAGCATCTATGCAGTATAGCATAGAATGGATTTTATTGAAAGATATGATGGTTTTGTTCACCATAAATCTTGATATATTTGCCCGCAAGCATATCTGCCATAACTTCAATCGGGCTACCTGGGTAACTAGAACCGGGTTTAATCATGTTTAATTCATCTTGTCTTACATGAACCAATTCGTGGAATACAGTACGTAGTATGTCTACTAGATTGCGATTTTTCACATAAACCCAAATATCGCCACCTGTTACATGACGACCGGTGTGATGATTATCTTGTGCTTCTTGTGTATCATAGCTCAATTCTATATGAGGGATGTTTTTTAAATTGAGTTTTTTACCTGTCCATTGTGCAAACTTGTTTACTTCTTCTTCAATGTCAAGACTATCTGTATCAGTCTCGTCTAGTTTGCCCTTCACCCAAGAGTCAGGTGTTCTTTTGAACTTTTTGACAAATAAATCGTGTAATGCTTTTCCAGTAATGTGGTGCTTACTAGCTATGTTACGCATGAGTTGGTCAATGGTATCATAGTCGTGCTTACGCAATGAGGGCAATCTCTTGGCTAATTCATTAGCAGCAGATTCTGTCAAAATTTCATCAGTTATCATTTTTTCTCTTGTTCAAATACAGTAAACTCAAAGTGCTTCATAAAATTAACATCATCATCTACATACACAGTTTGCGCTAAAATGTCTTGATCTTTCAACCAAGCTCTAAACAATGCTTCTTTGCCGGGAGTCATTTTGCCAGGCTCCTCGTCTAAGTTTTCATATTCATCAATTTCTTCTTCAGACCTAGTAGAATAAATCCACTCATGCCAAGTCAAGAAATCTTTACCGAACCTTGCTGTATAAATTACTGTTTTTAGTTCCATAGTATTTATCAAAAATGCTCACTTTAGACTTCCGAGTAGCGAATTCGTACATCAGGCCAGCAGCCGGCCCACACTTTATAACGCAAAGGTCCTAAGGTAGTGTGTTCTTACCAAGAATTATCAACAATATCTAACTGATGATTGCCGAATCTCTTTAATCTATTTATAAATTCTGTAGTTTGTTCTGTAACAATTCCTGTCATTTGGAATGTGACTCTGGGGTTATGTCCTGCATTTGCAGTAGCGTGAGGTATGTTTTGCCAATCAAATGTAGTTATATCCCCTGCATGCCAGAACTGATGTTGATAGTTACCGTAGCTCCAGAAATGTCCCGGTTCCCAATCAGTTAATTGTAATTGTATTCGCATCACTGACCATGGCTCACTAGGAGCCCATTTCTCTAATTTGTCTAAATGCAAGTTCCAAACTTCGCCTGGCATTTGTACGTGAATACGATCCATGCAATCTTTTAAAGCAAACAACTTGCTGATACGTTGTAGCTTTTCTGGAATGTCCCAGTTTAAGTGAGTGATTTGATAGTCTTTACCATAACCAAAGCGTTCTAAATCGTAATCTTCACTTGCCAGTTCTTCTTCTGGTCTAGTTTTACCTTCTTTGCCGCGAGTACGCCATGTTGCAGGTTTAGCGTTCTTAATAATGTCTACTAACTCAGGTTTAAAGTCTGCTACAATTTTACCTAAAGATGTAACTTTATCTTGCTGCGGATCAATTTTGAAATTGTCAAAATGATACTTGCTTCGCTTTTTTGTTTCGTCCCAATTACTTAGCATAATACTGATACCTCTATGTCGTTTTCTATGTAGCTTTGTTTGTATTCGTCTGGCGGCTGCTTTATACCCAACAACAATGCTAGTCTAGTATTATTGTACACACGATGGGGTTTCAATCTGTCATTAGCCCACATAATACCGCTGTTTTGTCGCTCAATGATTTTGCTCATTTCACGCAAATCTTTATAGTACTTATCGTACTTAGGATATGTGATATTGAAATGACCGCACTTTACCCACCAGCCCAAGCAAGAATCACTGCTGCGATGAACCAATACAATGGGACATTCAGGCCATTGCTCTCTAAGGTATTCAATGTTCGCTTGATCGCAAAATATATGGCTTTTGATGATTCGGACACCCTCGCCACTAAAGGGGCTATCAAATATTTGTTCAGCATGTTTTTTAGTTAATAATGACATTGACTCGGGCAATTCAAATTCCATGCCCGGATCAAAATAAGCTCCTAGATGCATTAACTGCATTGTGCCACTAGCATCGTGATAGTAAGTACGTTCCTCACTGTAATCACTATTGTCAATGCTAGGGCTATAATATATGTTCTTTACTACACTAGACCACTTAGAACCGGGTGCGCCGGCTACGAATATGTATTTCATTCTGGTTTAATCTTCTTTGCGATTGGTTGCCACTCTCTACGCAGTTGTACCATACTTGCGTGTACACCTTGTGGAGTATGCTCTTTAGTAGTTATGAACATTTGATTGTCATCAAATTTTTCTTTTGCTTCTTTACTACGAATCGCAGGTACAAAGTTTTTATGATACCAGTCTTGAATCTCTTGCGGTGTGCCCTTCGGCAATACCAAGTTCCAGCATCCATATAGATTCAATCCGGGTGCATATTTACTCATTAACGGAACTGATTCTAACCCTTTTAGTGGCACTTCACTAGCAAGACCTATTAGTTTAAGTTTGCCTGCTTTAACATGGGGGTATCCTACTCCTACGGGCGTTACACTGAATTCAACATGTCCTCCCATTGTGTCCATCAATGCTTGTGCGGGACCTTTGTACATTACTGTCTGTACTCTATCACCACCCGGAACATTTAGTTTATCAGTTAGATACTCAACTGCTAATTTGTGTCCTCCGCCGCCGATAGCAAAGTTTATAGGTCTTTTCTTTTCTTTGATTTCACGTATTAAATCTTCGGGAGTATTGACTTTACTATTAGGATTTGCCCAGAATGCTAAGGGGCTACGTGCAATGTTAGCTACTGGTTCAAAGTCAAAGATATTATACTTCAATGTCTGAGGATACCATATTTCTCCAGTGACCCATTGACTATTGCATGCGGGTACAGCTACAGTGTGTCCATCAGCAGGCACCGTAGCAAAGTGATTCATTGCTAAGTTACCGTCTGCTCCGGGACGATGTTCTCTGTTAAACTGAACTCCTGTTTTTGCACTAACAATGTCTGCAACAAAGAAGAATGATATTTCATTTCCTGCCCCAGGGCCATTGGGAAACACAACAGTAATTGGTTTTGTTGGTTGCCAAGCAAATACTAGACTAGGCACCAACAATAAGATAGCTAAAAGTTTCTTCATCTTTCCTCCGATAATAAATATGATGACGAAATATTTATGCCATTTGCAAAAAATTTTATATGAATACGAAAATTTTCACACTTTTACAAAAAAATTTGCAGCTTGCGTTTAATTTACCCAAGTATGCAAATATTTCTATTGACGAAAACACCGTTGTAGATCAATTACCATGGACTCCTGCTAGATATCGCAAGTTCAAAGATAGTGTAGAGGCAGAACTAAGTTTGCCCTGCGACTATATCGGCACCGTAAAAGATATCACAAGTGATTTAAGTGAACGTTATATTAATCGTTTCTTTGGTGAGATTTGGAAGCCTCGCACAGGTGACTATGACTATACTGGCTGGGAACTAGCAGAAGAAGTCAATAGACTCAATCCAAAAAGTGTATTAGATGTTGGTTGCGGATATCATCCTTTTAAAGGTCGTATAAACAACATTGTAGGTATTGATCCGTACAACAACTGTGCAGACTATATGGTTGATATTTTAGATTATGTAGGCAAGCATGATGTTGTCATTGCGTTAGGTTCAATAAACTTTAATAGCAAAGACGAGATTGAATCACGTTTTAAGAAGTGCGTAGATATACTAGAAACAAATGGTATGTTCTATCTAAGAGCGAATCCGGGAATATCACATAAGACCGGACCATATGTGGACATTTTCCCTTGGTCGTTTGAAGTAGTTAAAGAATTTGCAGAAAAGTACAATCTAAAATTGATAACATTTAAAAAAGATGCTAATGATAGACTGTACTTTGTTTATCAAAAACTTTAATTACACCAAGATTGTTTAGCTTCGCCGAAATATTCACGTGCAAAGCCATTGGCAATTAGTTGTTGTCTTAGGCTCTTGCCGTCTAAGATAAGGTCTCCCAATACACGGCCACCGAACTTATCCCAATCATATAATACAACTTGTCGTTTTTGACTAGAACCGACAAGTTTCTTTGTGAATTCGCTAGCAGCTAATCCACGCTGATTTTCAGATTCACACTTAGCTCTAAATCCTTTTTCAGGAGTATCAACACCAAACACTCTAACTGCTAGTTCTGGTTTTAGTGGTGCGGGTAAAAAAGGTGCAGCGATAACAACAGTATCGCCGTCATTTACACGAACAATTTGTGCATCGTATACTACACCTTGTGGTTGCTTTTGTGCATATGCTGTTGTGGCTAATGCTAATATTAATGTTGTTATAATTTTTTTCATGCTACTCTCTTTTTATAATCTATAAAGTTTGCTAGTCTATCTTCTAAACCAAACATTGCGTTGTTAATTGTTTTTGTTACTGCTACAGTATCGTCAAAGTTCTGAACTTTTGGTTTGACTCTAGTGTTCCAATACCATACTGCAATCTTTGCAGCTACATCAGGCTTACTAGCTAATTCAGGACGGTTAATTAAATCTATACCTAATGCTTCGCTAGCCATACGATAGTTGTCTCTACCCGTCAATTGAATAAATCCTCTACCATGATATTTAGCACCATCACCTCTAAGTTTATTGCCTAGAATCTTAGCTGTCTTAGGTGCTTGTGTAGGATCATATTTCTTGGTGAAGTATTTTTGTGGGTCGCCCACCGGCTGTTCTTGTAATCTACTGTGATCCCAAGATTCGTGTTTAGTTTGTGCTAAAAACTGTGCCAACTCACTGCCCTTCATGCCACTAGCTTTTGCTGCTCTATATAGCATTGCTTCTGCTTGTGGGTCTTTAGTCGGTGTTGCGGGTTTAGTTGGTTGTAGTTTTTTTGCTTGTTGAATAACTTGTTGAGATGGTGATTTAATCTTGGGTTTCTTTGTGCCTGCTTCAGCATCTAAACCTGCAGCGCCGGCCGCAAGCCCGGCTAATCCACCTAAGAACCCTCTACGACTTATATCTTCTTCAACATCTTCTAATTCATTAATTTTGTTTTCGGGTTTATCGTATGCTCTACGGTCAGTTAGTGTGAATACCATACCATCAACCGGGTCTTTTTTACTATATAAGTCCCAGTTAGGCAACAGACGTTTAATCATCTTGGCATACAATCCAATGCGACTATCTTCTTTAGCATTGAACGTAATTTCTTCTACGTTATCAAGTCCATATTCTTGTAAGAATGCTCTTGTAATATCAACTGCTGTTGACATTACTTCTGCTGAATTGCCAGTACCTGTTGTTCCAAACAAATCTAACTCATCAGGATCTACATCAGGTTTTCTTATTAAACGAAATTGTATTTCCCATTTCTTAGAGTTACCGCGACCTACAAATGCTTGCCAAAGATATTCTCTACCCCCCACATTAAAAAATGCAGAGGCTTCGTCACGACCTAGGCGGGCCCATTCCCAGTTCTTCTTGCCTGATTGAAATAGCTCTGTTAAAAATTCATTGGCTCTCATAATTACATTACAAATATTTTACCAACAGAACTTGATAGTACATCATCAAACATGTGACCCATGTCATTTGCTAACATTTGACTTGCTTCTTGTCGTTCAGAATCATCACGATATTCAGGTTTGATGTTCAAGTATTTTGAGGGGGTTCCCCACGCTTTGCGGCCATAA